TTTTAGTTCCGTGCCGCATAATAGCAGTATCACCACCGCCGGATGGACTGATGGGAATTCTACGTTTATGACATTTATTCGATTAGGAGATACTTAATGGAGTATACATTAGAAGATTTTCTAGTCCGATCACATACTGGACAGTGGTTTGGTTTTACTGGGAAAGAGCATACCTATGCGAACCTAATTATTCATTCGGCTGACCCGAAACCAACAGAACAAGAATGTATTGATGGTATCGCTTCACTTCAGGCCGAGTACGACAGTCAAGAATACGCAAGACTCCGACAGAACGAATACCCCTCGTGGCAGGATCAACTGGACGATATCTACCACAACGGTTTGGGGGGCTGGAGATCGAGTATTCGGGCAGTCAAAGATAAGCATCCAAAGCCGTAATGCATATGCGAGGCAATAAATATCTTTCTGATGGTCTAGTCACTCTGAACGGATATTCAGAGAGAAATAGTATATCAAGATGGGATGTTTACAAATTCAAGGACTCGAATGGATTTCCCTCAATCAGAAAACAGACGAGGTTTCAGTATTACGATATTAAGGAGCTAGATCTTTTCTTTAAAACATCAAAAGACATACTGAGTTCGACTGTTAACTCTAATCAAATTATGAATGAGTTCGTAACTACGTTAAGGAATGTACGCCACGTTTGGTAAATCTACCTTTTAGATTGCGTAACTTAATATTCATACTTCTAATTCTATTACCGTTTATCACAACAGCAAAAGAATTGGATTTAAAACTGAAAGGTGTTGGGTATAGGTGGGTACAGCACTTGGAATCTGGAGAATATCAAAATTCCATGCGATTGTTTACACACATAGGCATTACTAAAGAAGTTGATCTGCGTATAGGCTGGAATAGAAAAGGGATCAACAGTCCAATAGATAACGGCTCCGACAGCATTATGTTCGAAGCCTTTAAGAAATTTGAATGAATATGAAAGCAGATGCTTTATCAATTAATACATACTCTCCAGCGGCGGGTAATTATATGGCAAATTTTAGTCTTTCATTATTTACTACAAAAATTACCGAGAAAGGCTTCTTGGGATTTAGCACGATTATCGGGTATAGACGTTGAAAAGATCGTTACTGATTATTCTAGAAAAACTGTATGCAGGACATATGTGAGCGATTGGGAATCTTGGACAGATAGATCAGAGGTTCTTCTTCATCTAATCGATCATGTCCGGCGTAAGGGTGACTATCACATACCTCAAGGGCTAGAACCCCTTTTTGAGTCCGAGATTATCAGGAATTTTAATTTCCTCGAACCGATGCAACCACCTCTGGAAAGCATCGATGACATGAAATTAAGGACAATTTCGAAAGTATCTGGGGTGAGTAATTGAAAGGGGCTTGGCTCAAGCAATATTACGATAATGAACTTCTGGCTAAATATAAAACCATTACTTTTACTTGGAGTAGTGGTGGGCATTCTGTTATACGGTGCGTACCGCTTTGGTTAAACTCAAAAATAACAGCTAATTACCATGACTTTTATAATTCCGCAACGCAAGAAAAATACTAAAGTTGCAAAACAAGGGATTATATTGTCGCGACTAGGTATAACTCTTACTCAATATTCGAAAGAAAAGAAGATATCTAAATCAAAAGTTAGAAGGCACCGCAATGGCAATTCAAGTAATTTCCCTAAACCAGTCGATATTGCCGGGGGGATGCGAAAAATACATTACTATAATAAGAAAGATTTAGATGCATATTTTGCAGCTACGAAAGACTCAGTTAAATCATCTACACGCAAAACTCAATTAGTGGACCGAACTCTTTTAAATACGTTTATTACGACCAATTGGAAATGTTGAACAATGTCTAATGAAATTGAATATAGATTAAGGGAGGTAGAGGGTGAGGTTAAACATCATGATGCAGAGATATCCAAGATATCTACAGATCTTAGCGATATCAAACACCTTATCGCGCAAATCCGCTGGTTTATTACTGGGGGTATCTTGTTCTTGATGGCTGATCGGATTGGGTTCTTCGCGGCTCTTGGGATTTTGTGAGGCTCGCTCTTCTCCTTCTTTTCTCTTCTGCCGCTTACGCAGAAGTTTGCCCAGGTCTTGAGAGAGCTAAGTGGGCGTATGACTCCGACAACAATATTCTAAGGCTTTGTGTCGAATCGAGCGACGGTAACAAACTTAACTGCACCATCTTCCCTAAGAAAGTATTCATGGACGATGACTCTTTCGGTTATACAGAGAACCCTTTCAGACGATGAACACGCACATGACTGATTATCGAAAAGCACACAGGATGGCTCTTCTCTCAATGGACTCATACCTGGAGCCAGAGGATTTTGAGAAGCGATACGGCGGCCAGTTCAAGTTCTTTTCTTCGGGATCTACCCAATGTTACGTCCTCCAATCCTCTCCAAACTACACAGGGAATAACTTAGTCCCGATGGGGGAGATCATTATTTGCTTCCGGGGGACAGAAGTCACTCAGTTCGCAGACATCAAGGCGGATCTTGAATTTCTCAAAGTGTATGAAAGCGGATGGGGCATGGTTCATGAGGGTTTTCAGGAAAGTCTGAACCTCGTTTTTGATGAATTGATGGCCTATGTGTCCAGTAATCTGACCACCCAAAGGCTAATTTTCACTGGGCATTCTCTCGGCGCGGGGCTGGCAACACTTTGCATGGCGCGAATGGGTGATGTTGAGTCAGAGCTATACACTTTTGGGTCACCACGCGTAGGAGATAAAGGGTTTTCCGAGGCTTTCAGGCACCAGCTTCCAAACTGCTACCGATTCAGGAATCACAACGATCTTGTAACCCGCATCCCTAAGATTGGGTATCACCATATAGGGACTATGTACTACTTCGACGAGGTAGGGGAACTGAAAGTTGATCCTCCTTGGTGGTATAGATTTAAAGAGTTTTGTTACGGCATGTTAAGTGGGTTCATTAGTTTCGAAGTCGATTCTTTACGGGATCATTCAGTCAGTAGGTATACCCACAGGTTATCTAAATATAACAGGTGAAACTTAATATTGGTTGGGTTCTAGTAGTTATTTTTTTATTAATCGACTTATTGGTTGTTGTTTGGTTCATTGGATACAAAATAGGGGGACATTATGAGGAAAGTTATAGTCACACTGGGGCTAGTCGTACTCTCAGGCTGTGGTGCGGCTCCTATGATAAAGAGCGCAGCCAGTTTCGCCGTCAGCGAGTATTGTGCAATCCCAGAATTGGGGCGGAGGGCAGTGAGATATGAAGTGTCTGAAGCACTAGACCCTAACAAGATAGAAATTACATGTAATGACTAACCCATCGATATTCACATATTGCTTGGCCCAAGTTCTGAAGTTCGAAGGAGGGATAGTAGACGATAAAAATGATCCCGGTGGCCGCACGGCTTATGGCATCGCTGAACGATCTCACCCATCGGCGTGGCGGAATGGAACTCCGACCGAAGCAGACGCTGCTCTTCTATATAAGAAACACTATTGGGAAGCGGCGAGGTGCCAGGACTTACCAGATATGCTTTGCTTATCAGTTTTTGATAGCGCGATAAATCAATCTGTTCGGCAAAGTGCAAGGTTCTTGCAACGGGCAATAGCTAGACCGGACATCTACGAAGATGGCCTAATTGGAGACAAGACTATAGCTGCTGCTGCAATGGCAAACAAAAGAGAATTATTGAGAGACTTTACTACTTTCAGAATTAAACACTATTCTGAACTGCCGCATTTCTCAGTGTATTGGAAAGGATGGGTAAGACGGGCAATCGAGGTTAGCATGGTTTCTACTATTTTCGAAGGATGATACATGGAATGGCTCAAAGGAGCATTCTTGATTGTTCTAATGTTTTTCGATGCTCTCCCGTTTATCCCGAAAATAACATTAATTATTTTAATTACAATGTGTGCGTTTTTTCTTACTCTTTCATTAACGGCTCATTTTTTCAGATGAGCCAAATGAAATGGTTCTTAGCTCTTTTGTTCTTGATCCTGATCGTCAGTAGCACTCCATCTGCTCGATCACATATACCTGTTCTAAGCCATCATCTCTTCAATCTTATTGGCAGTTACATTCGCTGATTCCACCGCGGTTTCATCCATCAAGTGAGCATACCGATGCGTAGTCTGCGTGTTTGCGTGACCCAGCAGTTCCCCAATCTGAGATAACGTAAGTCCCGCGGCTAACGCTGCAGATGCAAACGAATGCCGCAGATCGTGAAGACGCAGATCCGGAACACTCGCACTCTTTCTGATCAGGCTCCATAACCGTTTCGGGTCTTTGATTCCAGTGATCGTATCGCTGATATGAGGCATGTCCTTGAGTAAATCCATGACCTGTATCGGCAGATAGATGGTGCGCTCTCCTGTCTTGGAGTCAGGTAAATTCAATCTGTTTCCTTCCAGCCAGTCCCATCTTGCACTGGCGATCTCGCTCTTTCTTGCCCCAGTGAGGATCAAAAGCCAGATGAACAGCACAGACTGAGGATTGTCTTTCTTGTGTTGGTTCAGCAGTGTTGCGATACTCGCGGCTTCTGAGGGTTGCATATAGCGTTTCCGTTTATGCTCCTTGAAGCGAGTGACATGCCGACATGGGTTGGAGTGGTTCTCTCTGTACTCCCATTTCTCTGCCAGATTCATCATCTTCGATAGTAGCGCCAGCATCCTGTTGGCTCTGTACGGTATGTCGCTCATCCTCCTGTGCAGATCGGACACATCGGTGTACCCCAGCGCTGTGATCTTGATGCGCCCAACAGTTGGTTTGATGATGTTATCGATCAAAGCCTGATCCTGGTTCCCAGTCTTCTTCAGGGAACCGTAATCCGACATGTAACGGTCACAAAGATCACCGATGAACGGTTCAGCGCGCTTTGCTTCCCGCTCCGCAACAGGATCCAGCCCAGTAGCAACATCAATGAGGAGTTTACGGGCGATCTCCCTGGCGCTTTGGAAGGTCAGGGCAGGGTGGTCACCCAGCTTGGGGCGGCGTTCCTTTCCGCCCTTGGATCTATAGTATAGATAATAAGATGCTCGCTTCTCGAACACCCGCAGATGCAACCCCCGGATCTTCTCGTCCCTGAGAACATCTCCAGGCTTCCCTTTTCTTATGTTTCCAGATGTTAATTTCATGTAGCCTCCTGGTCGCGCACTGGTCGCACATTAGAGTGTGCTTAACGTATCTAGATAGTACTACATAGATATAGGAAACCGCAATATTAGTGCTTAAATGATGTTGGATACGCTAAGTGATGCTGATTTGTAATCAGCAGGTCATCGGTTCGAATCCGTTCGCCAGCTCCATTTATTTCAATGACTTAGGCCAGTTTTAAGTCTATTCAGAAGTCTCATTATTTCCCGCTGGTCGCACATTGGTCGCTAACTAAGTAACTCCGCGATTAAGATTCTTTCGAGAATCCATTTAACAACTGGCACTGCCATCGAGTTTCCGAGCGATTTATACCGGGGCGCATCAGCCGCCGGTTTGCCTCGGTGCGGCACATTCGTCCAGCCGTCGGGAAAACCCTGCAACCGGCAGCACTCCGCAGTCCTCACAGATCTGCACCAATCTCGCTTTTGGGCCTGGATGATCCCCATCAAGACAGTCTGCTCTGAACCTTGAAGCTAAGACAGCGGCGAAAGCACGTTGGCATCCATCTTCATTCAGAATCGACAACGAGGTTCTCGTGGTAGCAATGACCAGATCCATCAGGTGTTCAATGACGAGTACCACATCATCGTCTTCGTAGACATTCAGAAGCTCATCCATTTCAGCTTGAAGTTTTCTCACGTTCCCATGAAGCTGGATCATGTCCAGCTTCCCAACGAGTTCACCGCGGTTACGCATAGCCGCAGCTTCTGCTTCAAAGATCATGCTGTTCCTCCTCCTCCGACATGATGAGCCGGATTGCTCCTTGCTCCTCACCGTACAGATTGCTGGCTAACCAGTTCTCAACTCCTGCGATTGGGTAGCGAATATGTCGCTTCCCAAATCTTGCCCACGGTGGACCTTCCAGGTCATGTCTCCACTTCACGAGTGTTGTGGCTTTGATGTGTAGCCTCTCAGCCAGTTCTTTTGTTTCTAAATATTCTTTCATTTATCCCTCCATATTGAGAAAATCACAATCTATAAGTTAAAGGAAAAGCCTGATCAATTCAGGCCAATCCATGATACTGGGCAGACCTCACTGAGGGTCACATTCTCTGTCCAATCAGAACTTCCCCACAGCATGTAATCATATTTGTGGTGTCCGTACCCACGCTTTACAAACGCCAGAAATCGCTTCGCGCCATGCGCGATGACGCATAACCCAGTATCAGTTCCAAGACAAATACACTCCGGTTTCCAGTTGGCGTATATGCACCAGTGGTCATAAGCGTGCATGTTTGTAAACGCAGTACGCAGGATGAACGCTTTTGCGCCAGACTCCATCCCAATCGGGAGAGGCATTTGCTCCCCCTCATCAACATCAAGGCTGATACGCGCCTCTGCGTCAATCAACCCCGCCACATTCGCTACGCCGAATCGTTCAATGATCCGCGTGTTGATACCTGACCGTTGAAGTACATCCTCCAGAGGAATACCCAGGATCTTGGCGATAGCCCCCGCTTCATCCATTTGCATCCTCCGCTTACCGCGAAGCATCAGGCTAACCGCCGCAGGATCAAGCCTCATTTTTCGTGCTAATTCTCTGCCAGAAATCCTGGAATCTCGGAGTTTCTGCCGGAACCACAAGGTGTCGATCATCGGTTTTGGTTCATAAAATGTACCTGTAGGACATCACTGATGATCATCTAGGCTACATTACGGTATAACTCATGTCAAAAAATTAAGATAAGCTAAATGATAATTGTGCTTGACGCATGTGTTTCCATTATGGCAACATATTGTTGGGCTTTAACACATCAGAAGCATCATGCCAGCAAAAAGATATCATCGGCCAAGCCACAATCAGGCTCAAAGAATCATCAGGAAGTTCGGCGGGGCCAGACGATTGGCGGCTTTGCTGGGCAGAACTCCGTCAGGTATCTATAAATGGGCCTACAAGCGCCCTGCTGGAAGGGGCGGCGTTATCCCGGCACCAGCACTGAAGGAAGTGATCAAAGCCGCTAAGAAACACGGAATAATAATCACCACAGAAGACCTCTACCCAGAGCTTCCGCTATACAGCGGTCTCACTCCGAAACGAGTGTACAAGTGGGAACAAGATGAAATTGCGGAGCTACTGGATTGAAGAAGATTCTGGGCATTGATCCGGGCTTGTCTGGGGCGTTGGCATGGCTGGATGAATCCGGAGAACTGGAGATCCACGGAATGCCTATCCACCAGATCACTGTGAACGGCAAGAAGAAAAGAAGGCTGGATTTATACCAGCTTGGCGTACTGATCGATAGCATGGCAAACGAGACAAAGATGGCGGTTATCGAGGATGTGAATGCCATGCCAAAGCAGGGGGTCACATCTTCATTCAGCTTTGGGTTCAGCGCAGGAGTGATCCAAGGGATTATTGCTGCAAACCTGATTCCCATGCAACTGGTCAGACCCGCGGTATGGAAGAGGACCATGGGACTCACCAAGGACAAGGACTCATCAAGGCAGAAAGCCTCTGCCCTGTACCCAAGATTCTGTAGCCACTGGGCGCTAAAGAAAGATGTAGACAAGGCAGAAGCTGCGTTAATTGCAACCTACGGGAGGCGGTATGAATAGAGAAATGGTGCTGGACACCGCGAAAGAATACATCATGAATGACCGTGCTGCTACGCACGGTAACGCGGAAGACAGTTTCGCAGCCATCGCCGCGCTGTGGAGCGCGTATATCGGAGAAGACATCTCACCAATTGATGTCGCCGCCATGATGATCTTGCTGAAAACAGCCAGGATCAAAGCCAACCCGCGGCATGATGACAATTGGGTTGATATTGCGGGGTACGCGGCTTGCGGATCGGATGTCGCAGCGAATTATGAAAGATAACTCCTTTTTAAATTTCATCAGAAACTTAAAACGGAACAATATTGTATCCGTATCTGGAGGAAAGGACTCCACTGCTTTGCTGCTTTTAGCTGTTGAATTTGAAACTCCGTATCTGGATGCAGTCTTCTGTGATACAGGAAATGAGCATGAGATTACTTACGAATACGTTAGGTATCTTGAAGAAGCAGTGGGCGTGCGTATTCAGTGGGTAAAGGCAGACTTCACAGAGAATTTGAAGGGTAAAGCCCGCTACATCCAATCCCATTGGGCAAACGATGGAATCAGTCAGGAAAAGATAGATAGAGCAGTTGCTATTCTTCAGCCTACAGGAAATCAATTCCTTGATTTATGCCTATGGAAAGGCAGATTCCCCTCCACAATGGTCCGATTCTGTACTCAGGAGTTGAAGATATTTCCTGCTACAGAGCAAGTGTATATGCCGCTGATGGAGAAAGGGCGGACAGTTTACTCATGGCAAGGAGTTAGACGAGATGAATCAAAAGCGCGATCAAAACTACCTCTTTTAGAAGAGGTCGGAGGTGGACTCTGGCATTACAGACCGATACTGGATTGGGATGTCGCTGACGTATTCAAGATGCATAAGCGCCACGGGATCAAACCAAACCCGCTGTACACACAAGGCATGGGAAGAGTCGGGTGTATGCCCTGCATTGGATGTAGAAAAGATGAATTATTAGAGATCAGCAAACGCTTCCCCACTGTGATATCGCGTATATCTGAATGGGAGGCGTTGGTAAAAGAAGCCTCGAAACAGGACGGGGCTTCGTTCTTCTATAGTACAGAACGGGGGGAGAACATACACGCTGCAGTTAGGTGGTCCCAGACTAAATACGGAGGCAAAATCATAGATCAGAAAAGATTAGAAGAACCTGAAACATGCTCATCTGCTTACGGGTTGTGTGAATAGCATGGATCTTTACCCCTACCAGGAGGAGGGAGCCTCCTTTCTAGCCAGTAAGCCGCATGCGCTACTGGCAGATGAAATGGGACTTGGAAAGACCGCACAATCCATCTCAGCCTGTGATCAGGTGAATGCTAAACGCATTCTGGTCCTGTGTCCCGCGGTAGCAAGGCTCAACTGGGAACGGGAATTCACTCTTTTTAGCCAGATAAATCGAGAAGCCACGGTGGTAATGACCACTCGGGAAAACATCACCGGCTCGTTGATCATCTGTTCTTATGATCTGGCATCCAGAAAACCCATTCTGAACCAGATCACCCGCGAAGAGATCGATGTTCTGATTCTCGATGAGTCGCATTTCCTGAAGAATCGGCAAGCGCAGAGAACAAAGATCGTCTATTCGAAGATTGTTCCGTTATCAAAGAGAGTGTTTTGTCTGTCGGGTACTCCAGCCCCCAATGACCCATCAGAGTTATGGACAATGCTGAACGCATTCGGAGTCTATCGAAAGCGGTATTGGGATTTCGTAAGGGAGTACTGCACCGGATTCCAGGACAACTTTGGCTTCAAGATCACCGGAGGAAAGAACATCCCCCATCTGAGACAGACCATTCAACCCATCATGTTAAGACGCAAAAAGGAGGAAGTCTTGAAAGATCTGCCACCGATTCGGTATTCGGAAATTGTTGTTGAGAAATCAGAAGTCGATGAGGAGATTTACTTCCCGGAGACCCTGGTTCCCAATCATGTGCTGGACTTCGAGCCTATGCTGACCGCGGTGAAGTTGATCCTCGATGAGACACAGAGCGAACAGACACTGCAAGCACTCCATGCGATCGGAGGAAACAAATACAACTCCGGAGGAGTTGCTAAGTTACGCCGTTACCTTGGTGTATCCAAAGCCCCCGGTATCGCTGAACTCGTCGCCAATGATCTACAGAACGGGATGAGGAAAATCGTTGTGTTCGCTGTGCATCGGGATGTCATCAGCATACTTGCTGGCGCACTTCGTAAGAAGTTTGGTCGATTCGGTGTGGTCACGTTGTTTGGTGGAACCCCACCTCGTCGCCGCCAGGAGAACATAGACCGTTTTCAGACAGACCCTAAATGCAGGGTGTTCATCGGGCAAGTCGTTGCAGCAGGAACAGCCATCACATTGACCGCCGCGCATGATGTGCTGTTCGCAGAAGCCTCATGGAATCCGGCGGACAACGCGCAAGCAGCAATGCGCTGCCACAGAATCGGTCAGGATGAACCCGTATTTGTTCGTTTTGTGTCTGCCGCGGGGACCATTGATGAACGCATTCAGCGTGTTTTGAGAAGAAAGACCGAAACCATCACTCAATTGTTTGGATGAAGAGTGATGAGAAAACCACACCAAAGGAGAAATCATGATTGAAGTTAAGATGAACTTCTCGTCTTTTGAGGAGATGATGACAACGCTTGGAGGCGCGAGGATGGCACAGGTCGAGGTGACCAAATCCGTCCCTTCGCTCCCGCCTACGGAGCTTAAACCTGAACCCCCAGCGCCTGTAGCGCCAGAAGTTAAACCAAAGAGAACGCGGAAACGTAAAGCCAAGGTCGAGGAAGTGGAACACACGGTTGTTCCGACTGAAGAAGGTTTAAAGGACGTTCCGATTCCTCCAATGGAGCCTTCATCAGGATTGACCAAAGAGGATGCTAGAGCCGCGCTGGATCTGGTCTGCAAAAAGGTTGGGTTTCAGGATGCGAGGTCACTCCTGGCCCGCTTCAAGGTGAGCAAACTGTCCGAGTTACCCGTGGAGCAATACAAAGAGTTTTTTGATGCCTGTGAGAAGGCATTACCTGATGGGTAGCCATTCCCGGATCGGGGGCAGCGGGTACGCACGCTGGAAGCGATGCCCCGGTTCTGTCCGATTGAGCAAGGGCATTGAATCAAAAGCCAGTTTTCCAGCAGCAGAAGGAACCGTAGCGCATAAACTTTCAGAGGCTCCAATCGGGACAGGGAAACCCACGATCCGAGAATTAGGGGATCTGATCCAGCAGGAAGGCTTCGATATTGAGGTCACCCAGGAGATGCTCGACGGTATCAAGTTGTACGCCGATACCGTGCGAAACGACATGGAGAAGGGCGACAAGCTGCATGTAGAACGTAAAGTCCATGTCCCGGAGATCCACCCGGATCTATTCGGAACGCTGGATACCGCGGTCTGGAGAGAACGGAAGCACCACCTGAAAGTTTACGACTTCAAGTACGGCAAAGGCGTAGGTGTTGAGGCGGAAAACAATCAGCAGGGCGTGTTCTATATCCTGCTGTTTGTGATCGCCCACAATCTTCGCATCGAGGATGTGGAATTCATCATCGTACAACCGCGCTTTGAACACCCGGACGGACCAGTACGCAGATGGCGATTCGACGCTGTTCAGTTGCTTGAATTTCAGGCTGAACTGGAGGATGCCGTTGCGCGAGTCATGGATCCTGAAGCGCCGTTGGTTCCGGGAAAGCATTGCCAGTGGTGTCCCGCTGGTGCCATCTGCCCAGAGGTCAAGAAACAAGCAACGCAGATGGCAAGGAAGGAGTTCTCAACGGAGATTGATACGTTTGATCTGGCGGATTCATTGACGATGCTGCCCATGATTGAGCGCTGGGCAAAACAGGTCCGAGAATTTGCGTATCAACAATCCATGGACGGGGTAGGCATTCCCGGTTTCAAACTCGTAGCGAAAAGAGGTGTTCGAAAATGGGTAAACGAGGACAAAACGATAGAGGAACTGCAAGCATTCGGCCTCGATGGGTCGGACATGTACTCCAAAAAGCTAAGATCGCCAGCCGCAATCGAGAAGCTCATCGGAAAGCAAGAGATGAAGGAGATGAATCATCTACACCGAAAAGAATCATCTGGCTTGACGCTAGTTAGCGAAACAGACAAACGCCACGCCGTTACACAAGGTGCTGCCCACGCACGTTTGGATTTTGCTGGGGAGGACTGATGAGAAAACCACAACCACAGGAGATTTAAATGTCAGAGAGAATCACAACGCCCAAATTTAGAGTGGCGTTCCCAAATGTTTTTGATGCAAAAGCCCCGATCCAGGGTGGAGACGCCAAATACAGCGTCTGTATGTTGTTTGACTCGAACGCGGACCTGTCTGGTCTCAAGAAGATCTGCCAGGAAGCGGCAGAAGAAAAGTGGGGCAACAAGATCCCCTCTGGCATCAGGAAACCTTTCCGGGATGCTGGGGAGAAGGACTATGACGGTTTTGAAGATGGAATGACCTTCATTAATGCTTCCTCGAAGTTCGCCCCCGGTATCGTTGATCAGAACCTGAATGGAGTTATCAGCGAGGATGAGTTTTATGGCGGGTGCTACGCCCGTGCTTCCGTGACTGCGTATGCTTACGACAAGGCAGGAAACAGAGGGGTTTCCATTGGGTTGCAGAACCTTCAGAAGATGGCAGAAGGATCGCCATTCAAACAGTCAGCCGCATCTTCCGCGGGAGAGGAGTTCACTGTGGTCAAGGTGAATGACGCGGACGCGGAGGACGCTTCATCGCTGTTTAACTGACAGCGCAAAAAGCAACAAACAGGGGGCCGCAATGGTCCCCTTCTTTTTCAGGGCAGAGGAGAAGAATAATGATTGTCGATCACTCGATCACGGGGAGAGTCAAACACGCGCCAGCGGAATCAAAGATCGCGGTATTCGTTGTGTTTGATGACGATATGAATTGTCACCGAATTATTGGAGCGTTTGATAGCACCATCGCATCAAGAACGATCATCAGCGCACTAAACACTGAGCAACCTATCCCCCTCGTTATCCAGAACATGATGCACATCGACGGCAAACGCTTTGGAAAACCAAAGATCCAGTTCACAGAATATCTTGGATCATTTCACAAAGATTCAATAAAAAACATGAAAGCAGTGGTTAAGCGGTCTGCGGAGGAGGAAGAATGAAAGAACTTCATATGGATTTCGAGACCCGAAGCACAGTTGATCTGAAGAAACACGGGTTGAGCCGATACGCGGATCCGAGTCAGACAGAAGTGATCTGTATGGCCTGGGCGTTTGATGAATACGAACCCGTTATCTGGCTACCTGATGGCCCAATGCCAACAGAGATCACTGAGCATATTCACGAGGGGGGTACTGTTGTCGCGCACAATGCCATATTTGAATTCAGAATCTGGAATAACATTCTGGTTCCATTGATGAGTCTCCCATCGATGAACCTTGAGCAGATGGACGACACGATGGCTCGTGCATACGCCATGTCCTTACCAGGGTCGCTGGACGGCGCAGCAAAAGCGCTGGGTATCGACGCAAACAAGGACATGGAAGGGCATCGTCTGATGCTCAGAATGTCCAGACCCAGGCGCATGGAGAACGAAGAACCCATCTGGTGGACCGATGACCCAAAGATGCAAAGGTTATATGCCTACTGCCTTCAGGATGTCCGAGTGGAGCAGAAACTCCACAAGAAGCTGTTCGGCTTATCCAGAAGTGAGCGTCAGATCTGGAACCTGGATCAGACAATCAACCTTCGAGGTGTAGAGATTGACGCCGCTTCATGTAGAAGCGCGCTATCCATCATCCGGATGGAAGCAGCACGCCTGAACGCCGAGATGCATAGAACCACTGGGGGATATGTCACAACCTGTAATCAGGTTGGGAAACTAACCGAGTGGGTAGGGCTGATCATGCCTGAGATCAAATGGGAAGTGACCCTGGCAAAAGCCGATATCGCTTCAATCCTTGATGACGCAGTGTTCGGTGCTATCGATCCACGAGTTAGAGAAGCCTTGCTGCTAAGACAGGAAGCATCAAGAGCTTCTACCGCCAAAATCAAAGCAATGCTGAACGTGGCGGACAAGGAAGATAACCGTATCCGCCACATGTTCCAATACCATGGGGCGTCAACCGGCCGCTGGGCAGGAAGAAAGGTCCAGTTGCACAATATCATGCGGCCCCTCGTCAGCCAGGAGGTCATTGATGACGTTCTGGATACAAGGCTGAGTGACTCGAGAATGCTGCGGGAAATCGGGAAACCCATGGAAATCATTGCGTCTTCGTTGCGTGGTCTGGTCCGAGCGGAAGAAGGAATGGAATTCATGTGCGCTGATTTCTCCTCAATCGAAGCGCGGATGCTGGCATGGCTGGCAGGACAGGAAAGCGCTCTGGAAGTGTTCAGACGCGGAGAGGACATCTACCTTCATGCAGCAAGGGAGATGGGCCAGGAGCGTTTCATTGGAAAAGTCGCCACACTCTCTCTTGGGTATGGAGGCGGTAAGATTGCTTTCCAGAAGATGTGTACCCAATACGGATTGAAGCTGGAAGAGTCTAGGTGCGAATCCATCAAGAATGATTGGCGAAGAACCAATGCAAGCATCGTGGAATTCTGGAAGGTGGTACAGAAAGCTGCAATCCAGGCGGTACAAAACGATGGAACGAAAGTACCGGCTGGGCGTTGCACGTTCATGCGAAGGGAGAACTTTCTGTGGTGTCAGCTACCTTCAGGAAGAACGATCTGCTACCCATTCCCAGAAATCCGGAAACAAGAAACCCCATGGGGCGACATGGTGAACACCCTGACCTACATGGGAACCAACCCCATCAACCGCAAATGGGAGCGGATATCAACTTACGGCGGAAAGCTGGTGGAAAACATCACTCAGGGAGCGGCTGCGTGTGTGCTGCGTGAAGCAATGCTTCGTTTAGAGGAAAAGTGGTTCATCGTTGTGATGCATGTGCATGACGAGGTGGTAGTAGAGTCTCCAATACACTGTGAGACTCTGAAGGACATGATCGAGATCATGACGGTTGTGCCTGAGTGGGCAGAAGGTTTACCCATCGACGCCGATGGTTGGAGGGGAAAGAGGTATCGTAAGTGACTTTCGAGGAGGTAGCGCTCGAGGTCGCCAAACGCGGGTTCCATGTCTTTCCGCTAGTCCCTGGCGAGAAGGTTCCCGCAATCAAGGAATGGCCTGATGAAGCCAGTCGGGACAAAGACAAGATCGCGAACTGGTGGAAGAGAAACCCTGAAGCCAATGTGGGCATCTGCACCAACCGATTCAAGGATGACAAGGCGCTGGTAGTGATCGATGTCGATAAGAAGCATGACAAGAACGGGTACGAAGTACTAAGAGAACTGGCGGATAGTGGGAACCGGCTGGTCAGCACACTGGCGGTCAAGACCCCATCCGGGGGAAAGCATCTGTATTACTCGGTGGATCGGGGGAAGAACATCCGTTCGGGGGCCGATGTGCTGGGTGTGGGTGTGGACATCAGAGCGGATGGGGGCTTCGTTGTCGCTCCGGGATCGAAGGTAAACGGAACTAAATACGAAGTTGAATTGAATGAGGAGATAAGCCCTGTACCCCCATGGGTGCTGAACCACGGCAGACCCAAGAGAACCACCCCCAGACCCCGCCCAATGGATCGAGGAGATCTGGAGCAGGATCTCCTTAACAGCGAACACGCGACTCGCCGCGGGATTGAATTCCTCAAGGATGCTGATCTCGCGCAACACGGGGCCAGGGACGATCTGACATTAAGACTCGCGCTGGCGTTGCAGGACTTTGGTCTATCCAATGGCAAGATTCTGGACCTCATGTTCGAACACTGGAACCCCAGATGTCCGCACCCATGGGAGAGTAAGAACGCTTTGATGGAGAAGGTGCAGAGCGCATTCCGATCCAGAGAGACCGCGGTTGGATCAAGATCCGGCGAGGCTGCGTTCATTGATGATGAAGCCGATAAACCGCTTCGCATGAGTCCCTGCATTATCGAGGATCTGAAACACATTCCTCCGCGGCGCTGGATCATTAACGATCTGGCGCTGGGCGGTAAGATCACTCTGGTCATTGCGCCGCCTGGGGTTGGAAAGTCCACTTTCTCGCTAATGGCCGCGATGTCGGTAGCCACAGGCACCAATCTGCTTGGGGACGCGCATAAAGTGGTTGAGCAAGGAACCACATGGATGATCAACAACGAGGACGATACGGATGAGGTGCATCGCCGCATCGCGGCCCAGATCACGCACATGCGCCTGGACGATAAAGGTCAGTGCGCCCTTCAGACTGGGTTCTTTCATACGTCCGGTACGGATCGCCAGTACCTGATTGCTAAACGGAATGACCATGGGGTGCTGGTTCCAAGGGATCTGGATGCGACGATCAACCTCATCAAGGAGAAGGGTGTTGTGCTGCTGATCGTGGATCCTTTGGCGGAAACATCCAGAGCGGATGAGAACAGCAACGACGAGATGCTTATGATCTGCAGGATGTACAGACGGATAGCGCAGGAAACCCAGTGCGCTGTGATCATCATCCACCACACCCGGAAGTTGCCATCAGGGGCTTCGACAGGGCATGTGGGCAATATGGACTCAGGACGCGGCGCGTCATCCATGACCGGAGTGGCTCGCCTCGTGCTGACCTTGTATAACATGGACAAAAAGGATGCTGCCAAGATGGAGATCGATGAATCGGAGAAGCATCGGTATGTCCGGCTGGATAACGCCAAATCCAATATGTCCTTGGGCTGTCCAACATCGTGGTTTGTGAAGGAATCAGTGACCCTGCCAAACACAGACTCGGTGGGTGTCATGGTGCCATTCAAACCACCAGTGAAACAGACAATGGCTGAACAGATCCGACAGGTCATGGATGGGGAGAGCGAGACGCCGCTGGGGGATGTTGTGCGCGCCCTTCAGAATGAGGGAGTGGAGCATCGTGGGGTAAGCACCCAGACTCTGCAGCGGCGAGTGATCAAGGCGCTGGAGGGAGATGCATCCCTCCAGGTGCTTGAATCCGCGCTACGCAATGGGCGCGTAGAGCGGATTATTGCTGATCTGTTATAATCCATAAACCCACTGGCTCGATCTCCACAAGCTCACCAGAGGGTATAGGGAGTTATACGGGACGGTTTTGCTTGCCTGCGGGCCGTTCCGTTCTTCCATACTTCCTCTTCCATTCCTGTCCTGCCCATCGGTCAATGATCCGTTGGTGTTCAGAACTCTTGCCAGCCAATTCCAAACCAGCTTCAAGCAGTTTCAAGTGGACTCGTCTTCTCTTGGCTGGAGTGATATCGCGCATCGGGATCCGGTATGCATAATGCCAGAAGTACTCAATGCCAAGATAACCGGGTGTACCCACAAGAGTAGCATCCAGTTCAAACAGCTTCTGAGTCGCTGCGGGGGTAGTGGTCTCCAGATTTATAATATAGTTCATGTTGTCTCCTCATCTTCCCAGAAAACTTTCGGGTGTTCTCTATCAACGCCATGATGCTCATGCCAAATGATATCGGCTTCGTTCTCAACATCCCGGACTGCGTTCCAGAACATCTCAGCGTTGAAAGGCCATTTGAGACTAACGGTCTGCGTTTCAGTATCTGTTCCTTCGACGATGCTTCCGATGCGAACTGTCTGCGGGGCTGGAACATCCATCCATGCTCCGCATTCTGTTTCCTTGTATACAATGCTGCTCCACACCTTCTCTATCTCTGTGAAAAGCTCTCTTGTCTTCAGGGTTTCGCACTGTTTCCAGTGTTCCGGTGTTCCAAGAGCTTCTGAAACAGTGGTGTACATCGGGCGGATCAACGGAATGCTGTGTTTCGCTTTGGCGCATTCCTCTGAGCAATACCCATTATCGGTGAACGTTGTTGATTCATCGTTGCCGGAAAAGACAATGGCAGGGAGAGGTATTGTGCAGACGTAACAGATATCGTCATCTGGGTTGTGGTCCATGGGGTTCATGTTGTCTCCTTTTGGTCTAATCTCATCACTGGGGATACATCCTCATCAGTTCAGGCTTAACACACCCCAGATGATGAGGGTATATCACCGATGATGAGTGGGTGTCAACGAATAATGTAGAGAATGATGCTAATATCTCATCAAATTTAACCTCGTTAAAAACACCTGTTTTAGAGAAATCCCTTTAAAATCAGTCTTCTCCACGCTTTTGGCTCAAAACAGTGTTTTTTCCTTATAAATCAAGCTTCTCCATGCTTTTTGAAATTGTCTGATTTTGGAGAAGCTTGATTTATAAGGGATTTTCCATAAATGCGGATTATCTAGAGACCATCAGGCTAAAAAACCCTTATAAATCAAGGGTCTCCAAATCCGCTGACTATGGACCCCTCTCCCCCTATATAACGTAGTTATATATAGGGGGGAGGGGTTCCTCGTTGAGATTTTATAATTAATGTTTTGGTGTTGTTGGTGTACGCGTTTCTGTTCCATGTATCAGGTGGCTAGGCGTATTGGTAAACGCGCCCTTCAGAATAGTAGACGCGCCCTTCAGAATGGGGTTGTATCCGATCCGAGCAAATGGGTTTGCAGGATCCCGTGTACGCTATTAAAAGGGCGTAGGGTATGCAATGGCGCATGCTATGGTTTAAAACGGCTGAGAGCGGCGCTAAGAGCGCTGCAGCGCCATGATTGATGCTGTTTTATCATCGTATCCAGGTATGGGTTGCGAAAAGCACAATAAAAAAAGCCCAATCGTGATTGATTGGGCTAGTGGCTGCATTCGGTTTAATTGGCTGAATGTCCGAATTGTTTTGTTAATTCGGACAATTCAACAACCTTTTCCAGGGTTTCAATATGCTTTTCTGTCGTTGATATCCGCGCTTCTAATTCCGCCCTGTATTTTGCTCTGTTAGTGGGGGTTTCGTTTTCATCCCAGTAATCAGGGTTTGAGTCTAATTCTCGTATTTCAAGTAAACTTTGCAAGCATTCGAGTTCATCCGCTAATAAATCCTTTGCGCTTTTCATTGGTTCACCTATCAGTTTAAAAGGGTTTCGGCCTTGGCTTTACCCGCGCCATGGGCCGGGAAACCGACAATAATCGGTTGATCATAACCGCGATACCGGCGCTGGTTCTGGCATAGGCCGCACGTTTTACATGTGACATCTGAGCGGGTAACCGCGGGGCATACAACGATTGCATTACCCGCGGGCGTTGTGCAATTTTCCATCTGGTCATGGGGCAAGATTGTTACCACCGGAGCAATGCCAAGTTCTAACAATTGGTCTGCGTGTGCGGGGTTGTTTGCGCTTAAATTGACGGTAAACCCGTTATCGTTTGCGGTCTTGATGGTGTCGGCGTTGTTTCCGAGTGCTGGATCATGATGGGTATAGGTAAATCCTTTTTTACCCGCGTTCGCGGTAGTCAACAACCCCACGAGACCGCGATTGATTACCCCGTTTTCGTGGGGTAAATCCCCCGCGATATCGTGTCGCCACAGTGTGCCTGGGTTTAGATCAGCGACCTGTCTACAGAATGATATCCAGTTTGTTCCACGCTCGCCGCGGTCTATCTTTTTCCAATTTAGATTGGTGTAATATCCGGCGCTGGCATAACAGCCAGCGCCAATTAGTGGGCATGAATCGGGGCATGAATTGGATGATGTATAGGAAACCGGGATAGGCCCGGTTTTTGAATTGGATGATTTCTTGATGAAATGGACGCGGGTAATCATGATTTGGCTCCCGTTTCTTCAAGATACTTAACGTAGTCGGTTGTTTTTCGAAGGGATAGCGTTGCCATGATGGTGTCGTGTAACCGAACCCAGTCCCCGCGGTAGGCTTCCCAGGTATTTACAACAACCCCATTCGAGTCAGTGATTGTGATAACGCTATCCGATAGGGTCAGAGTCATTTGTGCGGCTCCGCGTTCTTTTTTCATGATTCAATCCCCTGTTCGCCGTATTCGTTTCAATTCGCTTTAAGCTCGAAAGCACTCATGTGCTGGAAGCTCTGTTTGTTGAAAAAAGCGCTTTCTCTCAATCCGCCATTTACTGGCGTTTTGCGCCATAATTCCCAAAAGTCAGCGCCCGGACCATGTTTGCCTGGACCGTTAAGAAACCGGCGAGACTTAACGCCGTAATTTCGCATGGTGTCGCCGAAAAAGCGCATGTTTTCGCGAGTGAA